ATGGATCAGTACCAACAGTTTATACACAAGAGCCGCTACGCACGTTGGATGCCAGAGGAAGGCCGTAGAGAGACATGGGCAGAGACAGTACAGCGTTACGTGGACTTCTGGATTGATCGTGGACAAGTAGACGACAAGACCGCTAAGATGCTGTTTAACGCTATACACAACCTGGACGTTATGCCTTCAATGCGTTGTATGATGACAGCAGGAGAAGCGTTAAAGAAAGACAACGTAGCTGGTTTCAACTGTAGCTACTTGCACATTGATTCACCACGCAGCTTTGACGAGCTAATGTACGTGTTGATGTGCGGCACAGGCGTAGGCTTCAGCGTAGAGCGTAACTACATCACCAAGCTTCCAGTAGTTGCTGAGACTTTCCACGATACAGACAGCGTTATCGTTGTAGCTGACAGCAAGATTGGTTGGGCTTCTGCGTTCCGTGAGCTAATTGCAATGCTTTACGCTGGTAAGATACCTAAGTATGACGTACACAAGGTACGCGGTGCAGGCGAACGTCTTAAAACCTTTGGCGGTAGAGCTTCAGGGCCAGAGCCTTTGGAAGACCTGTTTAAGTTCTGTATGGCTGTGTTTCAGAAAGCTGCTGGTCGCAAGCTAACAAGCATTGAATGCCACGACATCTGCTGTAAGATTGCAGACATTGTTGTTGTAGGTGGCGTCCGTAGGTCAGCTCTTATCAGCCTGTCTAACCTGTCAGATCCTCGTATGGCTAAAGCTAAGAACGGTAACTGGTGGGAACTAGAAGGTCAGCGTAGACTCGCTAACAACTCTGTAGCCTACACTGAGAAGCCAGACTTTGAGTCGTTCTTAGCAGAGATGTCTAATATGTATGAGTCTAAAGCAGGCGAGCGTGGTATCTTTAGTCGTGTAGCAGCACAGAAGATTGCGGCACGTAATGGTCGTAGAGACGCTACACACGAGTTTGGTACTAACCCATGCTCTGAGATAATCCTGCGCAGTAACCAGTTCTGCAACCTGTCAGAGATTGTTGTACGTGCAGATGACACACTCAAGTCGTTAAAGAAGAAGGCACACATTGCTGCAATCATTGGTAGCCTACAAGCTACACTAACAGACTTTAGATACTTACGGACTTGTTGGAAGAAGAACACAGAAGAAGAAGCGCTGCTGGGCGTAAGCATGACAGGGATCATGGATCACTACTTGTTGAGCAAAGGTGACTCACCTGACTTAGCGCGTTGGTTGGAGGAGATACGAGATGTGGCTGTTGAAACAAATAAAGAGTGGGCTGCAAGCCTTGGAATTAATCAGTCTGCTGCTATTACAGCTGTTAAGCCAAGCGGTACTGTGTCTCAGCTTGTTGACAGCGCTAGTGGCATACATCCTCGCTTCTCTAAGCACTACATCCGTCGTGTACGTTCAGACAAGAAAGACCCACTTGCTATCTTCATGGCCGAAGCTGGCTTCCCTGTTGAACAAGATGTAATGAGTCCTGCTTCCTCTGTCTTTAGCTTCCCTGTTAAAGCTCCAGAGACAAGCGTTACAGTGAGCCAGGTAGGAGCTATGGAACAGCTACAGCTTTGGAAAGCCTATCAGAACCACTGGTGTGAACATAAGCCAAGCATCACTGTATACTACACCGATGATGAGTTCCTGCAGGTAGCACAGTGGATATGGGAGAACTTTGACATCTGTAGCGGTATCAGCTTGTTGCCGTTTAGTGATCATCTGTATCAGCAAGCTCCGTATGAAGACATCACTGCTGAGAAGTATGAAGAGCTATTAGCAGCTATGCCACAAGGTGTTGAGTGGATTGACCTGGGTAACTTCGAGAAAGAAGATAACACCACAGGGTCACAAGAGTTAGCGTGTGTTGGTGGAGCATGTGAGATAGTTTAATAAAGTACTGATATAAGGCGCTAGAGTACCTAAATAAGCGCTTATGTAAACCAAAGCCCTATAGAATCTCTCTATAGGGCTTTTTTATTACTACTAATTAAGTAACGATCCTAAGACTATACCTGCGTTTGTTCCTACCAGTCCTGAGCTGTCTATTAAAGACTTAGCGAATGGTACAGGTATCTTTTTACCTTCTCTGAGCATTTTATTCATCTGCTGAACCTTAATCAAGTTCTCACGTATCTTAGCAGGAGACAGTTGCTTATCTACCATACCCTGTAAGAGCAAGAATGCACCTGTTTTAGATATCGTAGGATCAGTTACAGCGCCAATCTCACGGCCTCTAATAGCAAGAGAAGAAGCACTGTCAGAACCTTTTAGGTTACGTGTAAGCAGTTCTACATCCTTGGCTACTTTAGCTAAGGCTTCTCCTCTTTCTTTACCAACAATAGCGCTAAAAGTGTCTTTAAAACCTTCTTTCAACATGTTCTGAGAAAACTGTTCAGCTTCTCTAACACTCTTTGCAGGGAAGAGGTTGTTCAAGTAAACTCTTTCTATACTGTCTATCAGAGCTTTACCATCAACATCTGCGCCCAGCTCTTTGGCCTTCTTAATCAGCTTTTTAACAGAATCCACACCAACATTCTCACCAGACTCTACGAGCATCTTAGCTACCTGAGCTGGGTTGTCTTTGCTCAAGGCTTTTACAATCCAATCTCCGTTGATAGTTGCTAATCCGTCTCTATACATGTTGGTAGCTGTTTGATACTGACCTTCTATGCCTTTTCCTATGTTCTTAGCTGTTGTTTTCATAGATCCGTCAAGCGCAGAGATAGCTCTAGTTATTAAAGCATGAGCTTGAGAATCTTTAGCGCCTAGAGCACCGTCCATATCTCTCTGTATTTTCTTTAAGTTAGAAAGCTCTTGGTGAGCCTCTGAAAACGACATTGTAGGACGTAGCTCAGTGAGTCTTTTAGCTCTCTTGAGAAAGTCTCCTTCAATACCAGCTTGTCCATACTTGTTGATCAAATAGTCCTGAGCGTCTTTACCAGCTTTCTCTACACCTTTTGTCTGCACAAACTTAGGGCCTTGCATGCCTGCTTTAAGTTCAGCTATTCCTTTTTTAGCCAGCCCACGTGCTGTTGCAAACTCTACAGGAATATCGTCAAACTGTCTCTGCATAGTCGCCAACTCTTTAGTCAACATCTTAGGCGTCATGCTTACATCAAGTTTCTTAAATCTATTAATAACTGACTTAGAAGCAGCGTCGAGATTAGGCGTTTTCTTCTCAATATTAAGCAGCTTTAACTTGAGAGGAGCAGTCTTAACAAACAGCTGACCTTTCCTGTCAATATCTCTGAATATCGCGCCTGCGTTTTCTCTAAGAGCTAACTCCGAACCGTCTCGAATAGTTTGTAAAGACTGGCCAATCTCATCTCGTGTAAGTTTACCTTGGTTCTTACTCAGCACATCTTCAAAAGAATCTCTGATAAACCTATCGTGCTCATCTAGCATCTTTATGTAGTCTTCTCTGAAGATAGATGACTGAGCATACTCCTCTGATATACGAGCCTTAGTGGAGCGACCTGACGTCTGACTAGGCATCATACTTAAGCCTTTTGCTTCAAGTCTGTCCAGAAGATCTAATTCTTTTATAATGCTTTCTTCATCTCTAAGCAGATCACCTTGGAATCGTGTCAACTCATCAGGAGTCATCTTTAGATCTTGAGCAGCTTGGTCTAGAGACTTAACACCTAGCTTAACGTCATGTAGAGCCTCTGCTTTAAGAACCTCATCAGACTTAACAATGCCGCTGCTAAACCTGCTGTAGATAGGACGAGCCGCTGCGCCTAGAACTTTACCTGCTGCTCCAAAGGCTAAACCAAAAGCTGCATCTGTTCTAGCTGAGTCAAAAGATTCTGCAATAATGTCAGCTGCTTTAGGATCTCTGTCTTCTCCAAAAGCCTCTAAAGTTTCTCCAAGACCTTTTCCAATAAATGTTCCTACAGCTCCACCAGCAACACCACCAACGAAAGCACCTACTGGGCCAAAAGCAGCGCCCATTGAAGCTCCTTTAATAGCTCCGCCTACGCCTCCACCCAGCTCTCCAATAAAGCCAAGAGAATCCATTGAAGTATCAACGTCTTTGTTATAGTCCTCTTCTGTAGCTAGGTTATTAAGCAAAGCTATGCGTTTAACATCAGCGTCTGATATGTTATCAGGAAGGTTAGAAATAATCTTACCGTTGGGTAAAGTCTTATCTGCCATTATCTTCTGCTCCCTTGTCGAGCCACTGCTGCTGCAATTCTGTTACCAGTTTCTTCTAGTCGTGCGGTAGTTTCTTCAGACACTCCCTCAAGACCTTGAAGACCAGATGCGTCAATAACCTCAACAGGCGTCCAAGTTAGTCCGTATTTATTAGCAACTTTCTCTTCAAAGCCTTCTTGCTGTACAGTTTCTGCCCACTTGTCAGAAAAGCCTACATCTAAGCCGTCTTTGCTCATGTACTCAGCTCTTGCGTCTTCTCTCTCAGCAGCAATAGCAGCTAACTTAGCCTGTCCACGTAGGAAAGAAGATAACTGCTCAGCAGAATATCGAGAAGTAGGGTAACCTTCTAAAGCAAGCGCGACATCTTTATCAGAAGCAGCTCCCGGAGGTAGTTTGTCAGCTACTACAGAGGATCTTAAAGCGTTAAAATTAGCTCTTGCTATCTGTTCGCCGCCTTGAGTACCTGTGAACTCTGCCCACTTATCGCCAACTTGACCAAAAAAACCGGAGGTGGGTTCAAATCTTTCGTAATCAGAGGCTACTGATATTAACTGTCTAGCTCTATCAGCGTTGCCTCTAGCTTCTGCTGTAGCTTCTCTGATGGCTTTCTTATCTCCAGAGAATAACCTAGCTCTTTCAACTTCTTTTGTTTTCTTATCTAGCGCGGCTTTTTCAAATGCTAGTTGCTCTTCCTTGTTCTTAATATCAAACTGTGTTTGCAATGCTAGAGCCTTCGCAGGTTCTATTTGAGAAATCAAAGCCACAGCTTGTCTCTGCCCTGCCGGAGTAGTGACATCTAGACCTGCTAATTGCTCTTGTATTTTCTGACCAGAGCTGCGTAAGTCTTGACCAAACATACCACCGACATTCTGACGCACACGAGAAAGCTGTTCTGGTGCTCGTCCAATCTGTGTCTGTGTAGTAGCTAAAAGATTAGGGTTTTGAGCTACAGCTTGCTGACCAAGTAGCTTTTGAGTCTGTGCTGCTTCATCACCAGCAAAAATACCTGTTAATAAACCTGCAATATCTTGTTGTGCCATCAGTATTCCCCTTTAAATTCCTAACCATTTTTTGGCATCGTTGCCTAAATCTTTAATCCACTGAGGAGTTGGCGCATCTCCGACACCTACTGCTGATCCTAAAGTTCCTCCTAAACTTGAACCTCCTAACAAACCTTCAACAGCGTTTGCGCCTTGACCGCTTCCTAACAACAAATCAACCAACTGGTTACGCTGTGTTTGCTCTCCTGCTAAGCCTGACTCATAACTTCTCAACAATGCTTCAAGACCTGTTTGACCTAGCTGAGACTGCAACGTAGCGCCTGTACGAGCGCCTGTGCCTGCGATGTTGGCAATATTAGTACCAGCGGTAAGGGCATCAAGCTGTTCGCGCTGTGGGACGTATGCTTGACCTAAGAGACCTGTTCCAAGAGCTAACTGCTGTTCTTGTTCACCTAACGCTTGCTGACGAGCTAAGAAGGCTGCTTGGTTCATGGCTTCTTGCTGAGCTTTGTTGTACCCAAACTGCTCAGCACCTTGACCGCCGTACTGCGCAGAAGATATACCACCACGGCCACGAGCAAACAGTTCTTCATTCAAGCGAAGCTGCTCACGTTGTTCTTCAGGAGCCTGTAAACCTCTGATCTGGCTGTAGATGTCTTGAGAGGCTTGACCAATATCGCCAGTAACTCCTCCAAATAAACCACCCGCTTGCTGTGTCAACTGTGCTTGCAGAGCTGCTTGCTCAGGAGATAGACCTAAGTCAAAGCCGCCTGTAGGTGTGGTAGTTGTAGTACCTGCGCCGGTAGTAACAGAGAAAGGCTTAAACGTAGTGCCTTGTACAGCTTGTTGTCCTAGCTGCTGAGCTGCTTGACTGGCTTGTTGACCAAACTGAGCTGCTGCGTTAATGTCCTGTTGGCCTGCATAATAGTCTGCGCCGGCTCCTAAAAGACCTTGTGCAAAGTTGCCTAAGTTAAAGCCACTGCTTGCAGGAGAAGCAACCATAGTTTGCATAGGAGTTGTCAAAGCACTATTAAAAGCTGTCTGATTAAAACCTGTAGGGCTTACGTTTTGCTGTGGCATTGTCAAAGCACTATTAAAAGCTGTTTGATTAAAACCTGTAGGACTTACGTTCTGCATTGGAGCTGCTAGAGCTTGGTTAAAAGCTGTTTGATTAAAAAGCGCCATTAGAATGTTCCTCCAGTAATAGTACCAGCTGTAAGCGTTCCAGACACAACAACAGAAGAAGCAGTCATTGTTCCTGTAAAGGCTGGATCAGCTTTGTTAGCTTTAGAGTTTACAGCAGTTTGTATGTTGTTAAACTCAGTATTAATTTCAACACCCTTAACAATTTTAGCGGGATCGCCAGTAGTCAGAGAGTCCTTGGTTGCAAAGTTAGTTGTCTTAGTATAGTCAGACATTAGATAAGTCTCCCTGTTAGAGCAAGTATGTCAATCTTTTGAATTGAAAAAGGTGAATTGTTTATTGCTGCTTCAATACCTACTGTAAGAACAGTGCCGTTACCACTGGCGTTTACCTTAGGTGTGTTAATAACAACAGAGGAAGTATATTCAGCTGTTGTGTTATACTCAGCTATTCCATACTCAGCAGTATTACCAGCACCGAAGGTAAATGCTTGCTTTGTGTAATCTCCTGTGTAATCATAGCCCCAGTTTAAAGTTGTTTCTGTAGATTGTCCGCCAATAATGGTTAGGTTAAACTTCTTCAAGAACTTTAAGTTAGCAGGCGACTGAAAATCGTTAGGATTGCTGAAGTAACGTAGCTGATACTTCTGATCGTTGTCTAAATAACTGCTGTACTTAACAATACCTTCAGGGCGTCCCATGTATAACTCATCGTCAGCAAACATGCTAAAGCCTTGTGGATTAACAGCTGACCAAGTTGTTACACGAAACGCACCATTCTCTAACGGTGCTCTTACATCAAAGCAGTATACAATCTGGCTCTGCGGCATAGTTAGCAAGTAGAAAGCCTCTACAGGGTTGTACACAGCTTTAATAGCTTTCCTGTGTCCGTTGCTCTGTATCTCTTCTACTACTGACGCCAGCAAGTCACTTCTAACATTACCACTGATGTCGTTCAAAGGCAGTGACTTCTCTTGAATCAATCGTCCTAGAGACATTATACCACGATTCGAGAGAAAAAGCAAGTCGGTTCCTGTAGATTGTATAGAATCTCTTGCTATACAACCAGTGCCTTCAACTGTGTCATGTAAGGTTAAGTCTGAAGAAGGACTAGAAGCGCCTGTAAAGATTAATACACTTCTTTTACCAAACACCAGCAAGAAGTTGTTGTGCTCAGCAAGAGCAACCACTTCATCGTATCCGCTAGGCCACACTGTAGTTAAGTTGATACTACCTGAAGATCCACCATGCCAATCATCACCAGCCAGCAACGAACTCCAATACACAGTGTATTTGTTATCAACAATGTCACACGACCACAGGCGTCCATA